ATCCGAGGGTCGCCCTTCCAGGTGAAGGATCCGGTGACCGGCGAGCGGTACATGCCGACCGTCATGCTCTTTTGTGGATAGACATCAACACTTTCGCGGTTGGAATTCTGCGCCATAATCCGCCCGGAGAAAGGCAATTTGCCAAAATCATAGTTTTTGCCTTTGGCGTTATTGCGTGTATAGGTGAGTTTCTGCGGATTAAAGTTCAAAGCATTGCCAAAAATATCAAGCTCGATTGTTTCTGCGGACTTGTCGATAACACCTGCAGAAGCCAGCACATTCCACATCTGTGCGGCTGTTCTAATCAAGTGCCCAGGATTATTATCATACCGCCATCCGTCGTAGGACTGCGTCCACGGGACAAATGACGAAAAGACGGTATCGCCGGTTGTGGTTTGTTCGGGGTATTCGCGATACTCCTCTTGCGGCACCGACCCGTACAAAAGTTTGTCGCCAACAAGGGGATTGCGTATCCCCACGTTACGTCCTACGCTGTAGCCATCGGATTCGCAAGGGATTGCCGGCATTACCTTCCCGTAGGCGTAAACAGTGCCATACTTGGCTAACAGTTTTTTACTAACATCGTTATCGATGTCCTCGCCCAGGTATAGACCTACAACCCACCTAAACGATGGCTGTTCGATCGAAATAGACGTTCCCACGCCTTTAATAAATGTCGCTGATCCGACCTTTTGCGAATTAAAAATGGACGAATTTTTGATGATTTCCGGGTTTGTAATCTGGTCCCACTCTCCAGAAACGCTGGTGACTTGAACTTCGATGTGCCTGTTCACATCTGCGCAGTCCGATTCCTGTATGTCAAAGTCGGCGGAATATCTTTCCGATCTGATCTCTGGCTTTCCCGCGTCAACAAAAGCAAATTGAACCGCGCCTCTCAATTTCCCGGACCCATCCAGAAGATTCCCGTCTCGGTCTGTTAGGTTAAAAAACTGATTTAACGAGGCCATGTAGTCGCGAAAACTGATGCCCGGCTGAATCATTGCGAGGTTTACAGCGTATTGGCCCATCGACTGGTACTTGTAATCAATCCCAGCCCGATTCAACATATACCGGGCAAAGCTAACGGAACTCGCCTGCAAGTGTTCTGTCGCTATCGGTGCGGCCACCTCGAGGTTGTCCAAAAAATGCACCGCGTCCACCGCGTGAATGCTCAGTATGTTATCCGCCCATGTGATCTGGCCAGAGACATAAAAGTTTCGTACCGGGCTCATGTTGTTATCATATCCGGCCGTATAGATGATCGGCGTGTCATCCGGGATATTCGCAACAGCGGCGGATATGTCTACATCGTCATAGGCCTCGATATTCAGCTCCGATTCCGGAAGGGTCTGATCGAAGGGCGACAAGTCCGACCGGAGCGACACGATACATGAGATCAGATTCTCATTAGTGATCCTTATCTCGGACCCGGTCTCAACGAAGGACACCTGGATCCTCGTGTCTTCCGCAGATGGCGTCAGCGTCAGCAGTGCCGATGTCGCCCCGACCAGAAAGCTGACGCGCCCGGCGTTGACCGCATGTGTGCCACTGTTGTACGTCACTGACTCCGCACCGGTTACCAGAAGCGTCAGGCCGGTGATCATCTGGTCGCCCGTGACCGTCAGACTGACCGGCTGCCCCACGTTGCCCCGCACGCCCAGTTTGCCATTGGCCTGTGACGCGCTGGTGCTCGGGTCATAAAGGACCGCAGACCCGCCCAGAGAGAATCCCTCACCCTGCAGGTCCGCCAGCGTCCGCATGGGCCACGACTTCTGTGCCAGCACACCGTCAGCCACCTTCGCCGTCGATGAGTAGCCGGAGAAGGTCAGACTGATATCATCGTCCGGCACCTGCATCGTGATCAGCACGTCCATCGGCTGTCTTATCTGTTTTGCATTCTCGATATCAATCGTTGTGGGCATTGATGAACCTCAATTTAAGGGATACGTTTCTCCACCACACTTCCCCACGTATGGTGTTCCTGTTCTGTAACTGCACCACGGAATCTCTGATAACCGTCTCGCTGGTTATCGTTCCGTCTGGCGCAACAAATTCAAGCGTGCACTCGCCGCTCATGCCGATAAGATAGTCGACCATGCTCTGTGGGAGCGCGTCCCACGTCAGAGTCGCGTCGGCATACTTCCAGCCGATACGGTCGCCGACGATTTTCCCGGTACAGGTCGTGTACTCGCCCGCATAAATGTCCTGCATCTGCGGAGCGAATCCGGGCGGCCTGTAAATAAGGTTATCGTCTATCGCTATGTAATTCTGGTTAGTCAGTGCCATGTCTTACCCCAGTATCTTCTTGCCTTTATCGTACATGCGAACGGTTTCCTCCATCATCTTGGGACCATTCGGATACATATAAACATCCAGATGGACGTCACCGTATCCGCCCGCTCCTGCCGCCGCTACTGTCGCGACCCCGTTAACGATGTTATCCGCCATCGCATCGAGCCTTGCCCAGAATGGATCCAACGGGATTATGCCCTCCGTGCCTGCCTCGCCTCCACCGAATACGGTCGGTTTCGTCATGATGCCGCCCTTCGCGTACCAGTCGATGTCGAGCGACGGGATCTCACCGTGGAGCAGATCACCGATGGACCAGCCCGGCGGCAGGATGGAAAAGTGCGGCAGCTTGAGCTTCGGCAGCTTGAAGTCGAAGTTGAAGAATCCTTTGATCTTCTCGATGATCTTCTTGATTGCATCCCGGGCCTTTTCAATCGGCGCAACCATTGCTGACTTAATGTTGTCCCATACCTTTTTTGTCCCTCGGAACATATTGCCCCATGTGAAGTCTAACCATTTTGCAATCCACCCAAAGACAGTAGTCACTACTTTCTTGATGCCGTAGAATTCTGTAACAAGGAACCCCTTGAATAAATTCCAAACAGTGGTTGCCGCTGTCACGATTCCGTTCCAGATTCCTACGAACACGGACTTGATGGCTCCCCATGCTGAGACTATAGCGTCATGTATGGCCTGTGCCGCGGATGTAAATATGGACTTAATCTTTTCCCATACAGCTACGAACAGGAGCCGCCATCCTTCTATTGACTTTCTAAAGAAGTCGGTAATCCCATTCCATGCACGTTTTATCATATCTGCCCAGCCTTTTACTGCTCCTGTAAAAAACTCAACAATTCCATTCCATGCAGTTATGAGTATGTTTTTGATTGCCTCCCATATTTCGGATGCCTTTTGCTTGATGGTATCCCAATTCTTATAGAGCAGGACTCCGATAGCGATGGCCGCGCCGATACCGGCGACCACCAGACCGATCGGCCCCAGAAGCGCAGAAAAGCCTGCAGCCAACATCGGAGCGATTGTCATGATGGACCCGAGCATGATCAGAAGCGGACCGCCTACCGCAAGCAGTCCTGCGATTGCTACGGCGATCTTGCCGATAATCGGATGCGCCTGCACGAATGCGACAATTTTCTCGATCATGGGCACAATGTTTTTAGAGACGTACTGCGCGACCTGCGCCAGAACCGGAGCGAGTGCCGCGCCAAGTTCTTCCTTGATGTCGCCTAACGTGTTGCTTAACTGCGCCATCTGGCCCGCCGGAGTCTTGGCCAATTCGCTGTTCATGTTGCCGACGTTGCTGTTGATGACCTCGGCCAGCGTTGCGGCCTTTTCCTCTTCCGTGCCGTACTTCAGGACCTTTTCCTGTGCTTCCGTGAAGCTTATGCCGACCCGCTTCAGTGCGCCGGTCTGGCCCTGCATGACCTTGCCCATGAGGTTGCCGATATTTACGGCATCGTCGGTCGTAGCGTTGACGCCCTTCTGCTGTGCCAGCAAGTTCTCCATGGACGGGAGCAGCGTGTTGATGGTCGACGGGTACTTTGCGAACGTGGCGAGCTGCTGCGCACCTGAAAGCGCGACTTCGTCTCCAATGATGCCTTCCTGCTGCAGCGCACTGGCGAGTCGCTTGGTTGACTCGACCGCCTTATCGCCTGCGCCCATACGGGTCTTATAGATCTCCGTCAGTTTAGTCTCTGCGGTGTATTGGGTCTCATAGGCAGACATCGCATCCTTAATGCCAGATATAACAGGCACTGATAATGCCGTTGCGATGCCGCCGACCTTCATGAACTTCTTGCCGACCGCACTTATCTGCTGGCCCATCGATTTTGATACCGTGGTTCCGGCAACCTTTCCGGCTGACTTCGCCCCAGGCTGGATCGCATCTGCTATTCCTCCGCCGACGCCCTGCGCCGATGGAATTATCTGTACATAGGCTTTTCCAAGTTCTGTATTAGCCATTGTTTATCTTCTCCAAGATACGTGCGCGCTCCGCCTCAAAATCGGCTCCCGTGCGGAACTTCATTGCATCGTCTGTCATCGACTTTGTCTTGCTGTCCTGACCGAGCATCCACGCGGATATCCGTTCAGGCACATTCCTTCCCTTTGCGCCATCCTCGGTGCGCTGCCACTTGAGGATTTCGAGATCGTCAAGGATGCACGCCATTAATATGCTCGAAGGGACATCGTTCTCAATTCCGAACATGACTTTCTTAAGTCTTGATTCTGCCCCTAAACCGGCGACAAGGGTACCGAGAAGCCGACCCGGCACCCGTCTATAGTCGAATATCTGGTAAGTCTCCGCCAGATCGCAGATGACTTCCGTCCGATACTCAGCCAACGCACCGGCAAGGGTCATCAGTTTTTTCCGTCTTCCCCCATCGCCTCGAAGATCTCCATAAGCGCATTCATGGCCGTTTTGACAGGTACGCGCCCGGATTCGTTTTCAAGGTGCTTGTACAGCCGTTCCTTTTGTTCTTTTCCGAGGACCATCGTCATGACCTTCGAGACCTTCAGGGGGTTTTCGCCTTCAGCTTCTGCGATGGCGTCGACCAGTCGCATGTCATCCAGCACATTCTCATCTACTTCATATTTGAAGCCGTTTGCAAGTTCTCCTCTTTTTGCCATAATGTCTCTCCTTTATGCGGACTTGAAATACTCGTAATGGGTGGTTCCGTTAGAATCCGGAAGTGCCTGGATCGTCAGCTCGAAGCCGACCACCTGATCATCCGCGTAAGTGATCTCGCCGATCTCGGAGATCTTCCCATCCGGAATGACGATTCTATGGAGCACTCCGCCACGGGCCACCATCTCGATGACCCATGCAGCCTCTTCTGCTTCGTCTGCGGTTGCCTCCACGGACAGACCAGTCTCCAGAGTCCCCGTTACGTTTGAGGATCCATAGACTGTCTTCAGGACGTCAGTGTTCAGAACCTCGACAAGGGTCAGCCCGAACTCGTCGTTCTTCTCGTTCTGTACGACCAGAATGGTATCGCCACCCCAGGCTTTGATATTGTCTGTATCTGGCGAGTTGGTGTTTGTAAGACCGTCCGCAGACACATATCCGAGTGCTTTGAAGTCAGTGTCCAGAGCCGTAGTTGCATCCGTCGGGATCGTCAGCCCATCCGTAAGCACTGCACGATACACGGCTCCGGTCAGAGCCGGTTTCCCTGCAGTTACATTCGCTACTGTATTTGCCATTTAGTATTACCTCCTTAATAGTGGTAAATGTCAAAAACGGCCTGATAGCGTGGTTGCTTCGTGGCCGTGTTCGTAAAGTTATAATCTGTGTTGTATCGGGATGCGGATATGTCATCCAGTTCGACAAGGCCCTCCGCAGCTGCCTTGACCTGTTCGTTCAGTTCGGCCGCCTGTTCCAGCTTCGGCGCATAGGACTGGAAAGCAAATGTTGACCTTGTAAGGTGGTTTTCCTTTGAGCCGCCTGTTTTTTCAATGACCACATAACTCGCCGGAACGGTCTCCGGTCTCATCATGTAGCACGGCACGATAATTTTCATGCACATGTATTCGTATATGGTCTCTTCAATCATCAGCTGGTCTCCTTTACCAACGTATTGTTTTCGTAATTGTCCTGTTCTGCTTCAGGCGTACCGGGCACCACAATGACACGGGTGCCCATCTGTACTGCCTTATAGCCTTCTCCGGCATTGTCGGCAACCTCTCTTGCGGTCTCCAGCAAGCAGCGCTCCATCTCTTCTGACTTCAGCAGGGCGCCAATGGCGCCTGTATCCATCTCAAAAGTGACATTACGCCGCTTAATGCGAATAGTCTTACTCATACCGCTCCACCGTAACCTTCATGTTCCAGTCAAGCGGGATAAGGTCTTCAATGCCCTTCGTCGGGATGCCAAATACGCGCCATTTCTCTCCGAAGAAGTCGACGCGGCGGTTCTCCCAGTCGTGCTCATCTTCCTTTGGAATCCCCAAAGTGTAGACGGCTTTACGCCCGTAGAGGTTCGTTGTGTCGAGTATCTCCTGCGGAGTTGATGGGGCAACGAGTACGTTGTCGACCTCGACAGGGTTCTCCTCGTAGATCGGTTCCCCGAATGTGTTTGTCCCTGTCTGCGTGACTTCGTACAGGGTGACTGTTATGCCTCTTGATCTAATCTGTCCCATATCTCCATTGCTCCATATTTCTGCCGCTTAAGCCCGAGCATCTTCCTTTCGTTGTTCATGAGGGACATAGCGGCACCGCCTCCCGGCACCGCGTATGTTCCCGACCATGAATATCCGAGTGCGCTCTGGGACTCCTGGCTGACTGGTTCGCCAGATGTGCTCTGACGCATGATCCGCGCAACGACGTCACAAGTCACCATTTTCACAACGCTCGCATAAGCGTCATCTGTGCTGACTGCTTCGTCGATGTCTTTCCCGACAGATACGCCCTCCGAGCGGATCAGATCCGAGATCAGAGGGAGCAGCGCCGTGATCCGGGTCTGCTGTTCTGCCGTATACGTCGCGCCAGATATTGTCATTACGTCTGTAAGCGTTGCAAATGGTTCACTCATTTTTTCCTTGCTCCCGTTTTCTTCGGCGTCTTTCTGGGTTCAGCCTTCTCCGCCTTGACCGGTTCCCAGTCTCCGCGGAGTTCGCTGTTCACGTTGATCACGACGCCGGTCTTCTTGTTTCGATACTCCATGTCGATGCCCTTATGCCTGGACGATGCCGAACGCAGCAGCATCAAGGATGCCCCATCCGATATAAGCCTCAGCTCTCAGACAGACCTCGTTGTACTGCTTCAGGTCTCTGCCAGCGCCGTCCGGATCGCCGAATCTGATAACATCCAGCGGAATGTTGTCGGAGTAGCCCCACTTGAACGCGCCCTGGAAATCGCCGACGATAACGTGGTCGACTTCGCTGACGCCAGTACCCTGTACGGATACGGTCGTGTTGACGTCGGATCTCATGCCATAGAAGCCATCCGGGTTCTGGCCGAATCTGAATTCCGGATACTGCGGAACGCCGTTGACCTTGATCTTGGACAGAGCGGCAGCTGCAGTTGCGGACATCGCGATACCGTTGACCTCTCCGTCAGTGATCGCCTGGATAGCAGCGTCGATGTTGTCATCTACGGAAGCAGCAACATAAGTGACGACGTTGCCAGTAACCAGTCCGTCGAAGCTGTTGGTTGCCTTGAAGGACGCCGCGGCCTTTGTCGCGGGATCGATGCCGTGAATAGCAGCGATGTCGAAGCCTCTCGCGATCTTCTTCGCGAATCCATCGGCGAATCCTCTCAGATACTGCAGACGAACTTCGTCGCCGGCCTTCATGAACTCGTCGCTGACTCTCTGCTGATAGATGAACTTGACCGGCTTGATGACCTTCGCAGTTACGGAAGCGTCTCCTGCCGGCTTTGCAGCAGTTTCGCCTAC